AGATGTACCAATCGTAAGCACTCTTGTTGCTGAGAGATAACGAATAGCATTAACTTGGTTTGACGCAATCGTATAGATTAAAGCATCATCAGCGTTTGTACCTACTGTAAAGTTTGTATAGTTGCCGTTTTTGCTAAACCAAATACTTTGTGGATTATTGTTTGTACCTGCGAATACAAGTCTTTGCTCAAAAAACGAAACACAACTTGGCCTATTATCCGATCCACTTAATCCTGGTGAGGGAGAACCAGAAATAGAAAGTGTAGCGAAAGTCCAATTATTGTGATCCGATCTTGTTAAGGTGCGTATATCATATGATGGATGCACAAGATACATTGTATCCGCAGATTGAGCAAATCTAATATTAAATAAATCAGCTTCAGCGTATGGCGTTGCAACTTCAAAGATTTCTGTTGCAGTGCCGCCAGATGTATACGTTGTAAAGCTGGTAGTATTTATGTCATTTCCAAAGAGATCTTGCAAAGAAAACGTGTTAGTGCTTGAATTTGCTATTAAATAATTTCTACCATTTACCTCTGTCATACCTCCCAAGCTATCAACAAACACTTCATCACCATTGCTAAAACCGTGGCTGTTGCTTGTAAATACACCGGGGTTTGCTTTTGTTGCGGCAGTAATTGTTTTTGCTGAAGAGTTTAAGACTTGTAGGTCATTACGAAACACGCGCATAATCTGATTACCGAACTCTAGAATATACGTATCACTTGTTTTAAACTGAAACGGAATAAGCCTTGTTTTAACTGAGCTACTCTTTACCTCACCTAAATACTCAGTTCCAGGGCGTCTTGTTACACCACCATGCGGCATCACCACCATATTAGTAAGATCTGATAATCCTTCACGATATTTCTCAATATTCGTTCTGCCCTCTAGTCTAGGGCTAATCTCACCAGCAGTAAAAGAACTTAGGGCAGGTGCGCTTCTTGCCATTCCTAGAACCTACTCTCAATCAAATCACTTGCTTCCAGACGCTGTGTAGCACTCTCTGTAGCATCGTTAAACCTTGCCTCTTTGACCTCAGCTTCATATTTAGCAAACATTGTTTGCACAACGCTGTTTGAACCTGTGATAGCATACGCAATGTTTGACGCTAATCGAGCAGATAATGCTTGTATTAGGCTTGGATCGTATTGCTGTGGATCTGTTACCTTTGCGATATACTTAATTTTTGCTGTACCTTCGTCAGTCACAAGCTTTCTGCCTTCTATCGCAAACACAGGACCACCAGAATTGTTTGTCATATTATCTTGTGGATATGACAGAGAACCGTTGCTAAACTCTAAAACTCGTAAACAGAATGGATCTGCTGGAAGTGCGTACTGATATGTGTATCCAAAGTTAGGTGCAGTGCTATCTCGTGCAAGCTCTGCTCTGACAATCAAACAATTCCAAGGGTGTGATCTGAACACCGCATCTCGCGTTCCTTCGTAAAACTGATTAACAACACGAGCCGCTTTACTGTTTTCAGAAAAACTAGAAATGTTTGACGCTCCTAAAAGATTAAGTGCGTAGTTAGCTATATCAACCGTACTTGCCATTAACTATCTCCATATAAAAGAAGGGGCGGCGAACCGCCCCATCCTAGTTAGTCAACCACATACTTGATGGTTACTTCAATAGTACCAGTGCCGGCAGCGCCGCCCATAGTAGCTGTGATAGCAACACCATCTTCATTGGTATCTGTCTCTGTGCCTGAGCCTAGAGCCAGAGTAGCAAGAATGTCTACCTTCTGTGCCGATGTTGATGCAGCAGCAGCCTTATATGCAGCAGCAGACGCAGATACCGCAGTACCAGCAGCATTTGTGTGTGCAGCATAACCAACTGACAAAGTTGTAGATGAACCCAATGCATCATGTGCAAGTGATCCTTCTAGCAATCTTGCGCCATCAGGTAAGATAAACATTTCAATAACGTCACCAGACGCTAGAGAAGATGCCTCGTATGTGCCATGAGCCACGCGCATACGTCCGCCTAGCTCATTTGCTTTGTTCATCACGGCTGGAGTTGCTCGTGAATTAGTGCGTTGTGTTGAATAAACAGTTGCCATTAATCAGTCTCCTTATTCGTTACAAGCAATTTCTACTACTTTTTCTTCTTCCATGCGTGTAGCACCGATAGATTGACAGTAGTAGACTTGCGTTGAATATGACTTGTCGGCTCGTTCATCAATACGTGCGGCTGGCTCTTTACCAACGGCAAGCTTGATACCGTCTGATGCAAACGCAATAACCTGACGGTCACTGTTTGTATCTGTATTTAGACGGTTAGATACGATGAATTGAAAGCCCACAAACGAGTTGATTTCACCTTGAGCCAAAGCTTTTACAGTATTGAAATCACTTGAAGTCACGGTTGTGTTGTTCAACAAATCACTGATTTGCTTTGGAGATACAACGATGAAACGCGGTATTGAAGGATCAACACTTGCTGCATCAAGTAACTCTTTAGCACTTACTAGTTTGGCAATTGTCAAACCAGCAGAACCATGAGCAATTTTCTGACCTGATGGAAGCGTTGTAGAAGTGCTACCATCTTTACCAGTGTTTGAAGTACCAAGAGCCGCTGTGATGATTACATCATCCATAGCACGACCCATGGCAGCTGCTGCTGCACGGCTGTAGGTTGAAGTCGGATCAACAAGTAAACGCACTTTGTCCTGATCATCGATCAAGTCAGCGTACTCATAGTCTGACATTGTTACCATACGTCTGCTGTGTGGTGTTTCCACCAACGGCGTATCCGCATGGCGCGAAGTACGTAGGACAGCGGAAGCTGCACCCACTTGGTCAAAAAAAGCTTTTTCGCCATTCACGCTTTCTGAATCTACCGCTGTACGCAATAGAGAACCCATTTGCTGCGATAGCATTTGGACGTTTGAAGAAAACTGATTGACAAAAGCTGTAGTAATTTGGGTTGACATTACGTCTCTCCTTTACAGTTTCAGTTTCGGGTTTGCTTCGCCTGGTTGTCCCAGAGGGGCCAATGCTACTGCTTAGGGCAGCTATTCCGCTTGTCTACAAGCTTTGTCGTGGGCCTTGCGGTTATCCACTAAACATACTCCCTGAGACGTAACACTTCTTGAATGTAAGTGTCATGCTCTGGGTGCATCTTATCCCAATATGGACCATCGCGTCTAGTCATCTCTGAAATTTGACGTTGAGCCTCTTGTGGTGTCATTATAAGCTCTGATGGTGCGCCTTCAAGGTTATCTTCTCCAATTTGTTCCGCTAGTTGCGAAAACATCTTTACAACCATTGGATGATCCCCTAACATTCGTCCGTCCGATAAAGTGATATTATCAAACATTTCTGTATCGCCAAGCAAATCTCTTGCTGCCATTTGTGCAAGCTCAAGTCTCTGATCAAACGCTTGACCAAATTCCTGACGTAATTCTTGCTCACCTTCATGCAAAGCTTTCTCTGTAGTCTCAGTCATATCAGTTTCCAAGCCACTGATTGTATCTCTGACAAAACCCATCATTTCATTTGCTTGTGCATTTGTAAGGCCAGCAGTTAATGCGCGTTCACGAAAGTTTCCAACAAGATCCTCACTTACGGAAATTTCGCTTTCTGCAAACTCATAAGCATTTGCTTCTTGCGGTGCGCCAAGTTTTGAATAAACCTCACGCCATTCTTCTGGCGTTGCAGATTTACTAGGTATGGCTACCTTGTCGGCTCCAATCATGCGTTGTGCATGAACATAGCTTTTCGCTAACGCACTAGGGTCCGTAAAGTTTCGTAGTGATGGTTCATTACGTAGCTCTTCTGGTAGACTTTCTAAAAAGCCAACTGGTGCGGTTTCTGGTGCAGCTTCTGCTACAACAGCTTCTGGTACAGCTTCTTGAGATCCAGTATCTTGGATTGCCTCTTCGCTCATTGTGGTTCCTTCCCTTCAGACAACATCCTGACGATCAACAGCACCGCTGCTCGTTGTCCTTCGTTAAATGAATTTTCATATGGATCGCCAGTAAACGTGGTTGCCTCAAATCCAAATCTGGTCTTGAGATCACTCAATACTCTTTCGCCGTCCTCTGTATTGAACGTGCGTCTATAAGCCAATTTTAACTCTTCTATTTCTTTCATTAGTCAACAGACCCTGCTGCTTTAATCAATGGCGCTACCTTCTGTGCTGTCTCAGCTTGCATCATTTGTTGCTGCATTGCTTGCTGCGCCTCTTCTTGCGCCGCCTTTTCTTCACGTAAACGCCTTACTTCTTCATTGCTTCTAATAACTCTTGCCGGGATACCTGTAACCTCTACAAGATACTGCACAAGCTTGTCATCATCGAGATAATCCATCACAGGCGCAATCTCTGCTACCTGCATCATTACCTCAAAGCCACGCAACATTGACTGTAAATCTGTAAGTCTCTGCGCCTTAGCAAGCGGTGAGACATACTCAATATCAATGTCTTGGCCTTGTAGTTGCTCAGGAGCAGCTGGGAGGAGACCATTCCTGAGCAGCAACGCAAAGGATCTGGAGATTAATGGCTGGAGCAATTCGGATTGGAGCCTACCGAGAACTGGTCCTAATAGCCGCATCTTTTCCTCGTTACGTTGCAACACTTCAGTTGCTGTCATCGCTGGCCCTTGCGACATCAACAACTGATCCACATAGAAAGCCTGACGTATTGCATTACGTCTTTGCTCTTCCATGTTTAAACCGAGAGGATTGTTTGCTCCAATATTTAAAGGCTCTAGCCTATCTCTTGTGCCTGTTCTGTAGAAATTTAACGCCCCCGGTGTTGTACGTACAGGCAACATAAATCCGTCATCTGGAACCATCAGAGGTGGGTCAACCTGTTTCTGACTTGCTCTAATTGTTATTTCTGACATTTTGTTAAGCATCTTTACATCTGGCAGTGCGTTCATTGCTGGACTTCTGCCATACGTACTTACGCTATCTTTTACGAAACGCGGAACCATAAACGGAAAATCATCAAAGCCACCTTCAGACAATAACTGTCTAGTGTCTGCATGATAATAGACAGACGCTATTGCTTTGTTCTGTGCCTTACGACCCTTTGTTTCTCCACGCGGATATATCGCATGGACAATCTCATGCTCCTTATGCGGTTCGTTTTTTACATCTTTAGCCATTTGTGCTGGCAATGTTTCCTCACCAAAACGCTGCGCCGCAGCACGAGAAGAAATCTTAAACTTTCTATAGATTGTATCTACTTTGCCATTTGCATCTTCTGCTACCGTAATCTCTGCAATATGCCTACATGAAAACCGCAAGCCCTCTTTGTCACCCTCAACATAGAAAGCAGCAGTGCCAAACACCACCAGATCATAATAAAGCTCATGTATCTCTTGCTGAAAGTTTGATCTGTTAAAAGCCTGATACATTTGATCCAAGCACAATTCCAACCACTCATTTGCCATATCGTCATTTTGTAGTGATGGATCTCGATACCGCATAGAAAACCAAGGGGTGCTAGGAGAAGTAAGCATACCATGCAAGCTAGACGATAAAAGCTCTACAGCATGGATCGCTGTACCGTCATAGATCAACTCTGTACGTTTATCACCTTGCGTTCTTTTCTTGGTTATGTCTGCTTTACGCGGCAACATAAAGTCAGCTAACTCTTGCCAATGACGTTCCCAATTAGAACGTGAGCTTTGCAAAGATTTATAACGTCTATCAAGTTGTGCTATTAACGGTAAGATCTGTGCCATTACATCATTCCATAGTTATTCATAAGAGAGCGTTTTTTCTTCTTGTTAGTCATTGCCAACCCTTCTGTGGAACCACCTTGCGTTCTACCAGCCATCTTTTGATTTAGACGCTCTAAAGGATCAACCGTCATATCCGCACGACGCTTCGCAGGTTGCGCCGACTTCGCACCCATCTCACCAGCAATATTCCTACGATACATAATCATCTTATTAAACCGCCGCCCATCAAGGAGCGTCTGCGCCGTGTTTGCCCTGATGTGCCAAGACCAAGCAATCCTTTGGCACTTGTTGCAATCGTTGAAACTCTACCCTTGCCAGTACTTTCAATAGCGTCAGCCTCGGTTTCGCTCGTAACAACACGGTTGTCAATTACATCACCGACACCTACATCTCCACCCTTATATGTTGTATCCGCACCTGTATCTACCGTTTCTGTAAACGGTGGGGGTGCTGGTGGGGGAGTGGGGGTAGTTGCTGTCGTGTCGTTGCTTGTCGTTTCTGTTACGTTTGTAACTTCTTCCGTTGGTTTAGTTTCCGTTGTGTCATTAGCTTTATCATCATTACGCCTTCTACGCCGATCACGCATAGCAGCCAATGCTTCCTGACTTCTCCTTTGACGTTCATTCAGCCTTGAATAGTATTCTGTATCTGGCTGGCGTAAACCTGTGTCCATTGCAATATCACTTACAATCGCATCTAAACCAGTGCGCCTTGTTACCTGACCTCTTCGTACAGCTTCCTCAGCACCTGTTCTTTGCCTAGCTCTTTCTCTTGGCGTTCTTCTGGTTGCTCTGCTACCACCACACAAACCACCCATACTATATCTCCTTCTGCATAAACGAACCCATAGGCTCAAAGCCTAAACGCATCATTAACCTAGCAGCCCTGTTTGACGCAATACCAGACGTTGCACCTGTCATAACACGAACCGCACCATTCTCTTTAGCCCACGCTTCAAACATCTTCATAAGCCTTACACCAGCTATTCCACCGCGCTCTTGAGGTACAACATACCAGATATAATCGCCGCCGACTAGTGTGTTACTATACGGAAACGAAAAAATCATCCCAATTAACACACCTATGACCTCTCCGTGCTTTTTTGCCAAGAAGATTTGATCTTCTTCATTCCGTACCCTCTCAACAATCCAACTCGTCATTTTATCATAATCAAAGTCCGCAAACACCTGCCAACTCTCCTTATGAAACCTCGCACACAACTCAACCACCTCTGGCACGTCCGAAATCTTCGCTACGCAATATTCTTTCGTATTAAGCTGCAAATGGGTCATAATCCATCACCGCTTGTACTTGTGGGGCTTTGTGACTTGGCCCACTCTCTCTTAAACCCACCGCGAGGTATCGAAACGCATCGGCTGAGTGACTGGACCAATCATGAACCGGGGTAGCTCGATACGTCCGCGTTCTATCGTTATACGACCTATGATACTGACGCAAACACTCCAACCCTTGCTTACACTTATCACGATCAAACCAAAGCCTTGGTATCAACATCTGAGCCGCATGTATCCCATCCTCAACAGGAAGCTTAGGAACAACCCTAAAATTCAAACCCAGATCCCAAGCAACCTCTCGTCTACTCTTACCACTCCCCAACTCACGCACCTCTATATCATGCGGTGCATTATGCGTTCCATATAAATACTGCTTAGAATTAAGAAGCTGGCAATAATGTGGCAACCCCTCATTCCTATTCTCATAATAATCTATTACATGAACAGCACGACCTACGTTCTGTGTAAACCAAATCGCCGTACTATCCCCAACACCCAAATCCCACCAGGTATCTACCTTGTGACTAGGATCATACGGTACATTCGTTACACGACCCCCTATCGTAGCATCTTCCAACTCCTTGCCATAAATAGCACCAGGAACATTCGCGTTCCAACTACACTCAAACTCCTGAGCATACTGA